GCACAAGGCTCGGTACAGTTGTTGCCCCGGCAGTTCGTAGCACGGCTCCCATTAAAGTCAAGCTAAAGCCGTTATTCAAAACAGCGGCAGCTTTAACTTGCTTGGTGTAAGCCATAGCACGAGCCAAAGCTTTGGTGTAACGAGCAGACAAGCTGTCGTACAAGTTGTCCTCGATGGCCTCTTCGGTCAGCGAGAAACCCAAAGCAATGGTTTCGTGGTTGTATCGGGCAGTCCATGCTTCCTGTGCATTGTCATAAGCAATGGCAGAACCCTCGTTTTTAACGGGGGCAGCAGAGAAACCAGACAGTTTCGTTTCTTCTTCAAAAGAACGCTCAGAGGTTTCGGTTTCATAAATCTCTTTATGTTCCTCACCATACTTTGCGTACTCCAAACCAAACAAAGCGTTCAGTCCGGGGAGAAGTTCTTTAAGTAGTTGTGCGCGTGAAATAGCCATGATTTAGCTCCTTATGCTGTTGCAGTTGCTGCGTAATACTCGTGCTGGCCAAAATTCAATTTCACCAAAATTTCTGGAAACTGATTAAAGACCAACGTAGAGCTTGCACCAAAAGCAGTGATGGGGGCTTGATTCATAACCACAGTCGTTGCACCAGCCGTTGCTGCTGTAATTACAAAGGAGCCTGAAGCAATGTAATTGCCGTTAGAGTCCAATGAACCTACATCAGTACCAACAGGCAACGCAAAGGGAATTGCGCTACAAGTGATGGTGGCAGTTGAAATGCTTGTGAATGTGGCGGTACCAAGAGAGACTTCAGTGTCTGGATTCAAACCCAACACACGCAAAGGCAGAGCATCTGTCGTTGCAGGCGTAGCGCTTGGAGCTAGAACCGCGTTCTTTGAGTTACCAGTTGCAGTGTTGCCAGCGTTGTTGATCATTGCCACGTTTTGGCCGATCATTGCACGAGCACCAGAAGCAATAGCAGTAGTAGCCGAGCAAACAACAGCAGAAAACACAGTGTCAGGATCGTCACAAACGATAGCCATAGTGTCGCCCGCAGCAGTATTTGCTGGGTAATACTGAGAAAACGTTTTCTGTTTGGTCAGCGGGTTGGTATACGAGCATCCCAAAAAGATGCCAACAACCGTACCCAACGTACCAGTACTTACAGAAATACGTTCTAAGTTACCGCGAACCAAAGCCACGAGATCACCATAGAAGATGTTTGTGGCGTAGTTGTTGATAATTGCGTATTCACGAGTAGAACCCGCAAATACTTGACCACCGATCAAGTTGATCGGCTTTAGCCCGTAAGGGCTTGATACCACAGGATAAGCCATGGAAGACTCCTTTTAAAATTTAAGTACCTTTGCCAAAGCTGCTTGAGGACTTACGCTCTTGGAAGAGCGGCATCCGCGCATCACTTTGACGCATGAAACTATTGTCTACAGCATCTGTTTGAGATTGTGTAACTCTGGCAAAATGGTCATTTCGCTGTTGTACAAACTCAGTAGGCGTCTTGCAAAGCAATAGTCCACCAACCTCAATGTTGTCTTTGAAACGACTATTGGGGTCAGCTAACAGTCTAAATTTGGGTTGTTCTTCGACAGGAACTGGCTCCCAACCTTCTCGGAGTTTGGCCGATAAGTTACGTGGGTCAGCGTTGTTCATCGTCGAAACACGAATCCAGCGGTAGTTGTATCCGGGCTGTTTGTCTGGCTCGGGTAACAGTTCAGGTTGCATCCACTGCGTAGGACGTTCCTGTATCGCACGTGTTTCAAGTTCTCTTGCGAGACGGTTTTGTGTTTCAGCCATTACGGGCCTCCAATTCTTGTTGAGCTTTCCAGTATTGTTCTGGAGTTAGACCAAATTTTTTGGCAAGATTTACTTGGCTTTGCTTTAGCTTGACTTTAATGGGAGCCGTGCTACGAACTGCCGGGGCAACAACTGTACCGAGCCTTGTGCGGCTTTGTCTATTGTCTTCTGGGCTTTCAAATTTCTCTGAAAACCGTTTGCGCATTGTATTGTCCAATTCGCGGTAATACTCTTCAGAACCAACCTCTATGCCGTTGTCTCTTAGGTCTTCGTGTAAACCAAGAGCAAACGCCGTCATACCTCGATCCTGTCCAAACCAGCTATTGCGCTTTTGCCACGCTACTGCTTTATTGTCCGGTTCAGGTACATACGGTGCAGGTTGATACTGCACAGGTTGCTGTTGTACAGGAGTTTCATCTTCTTGTAAAGAGGGCATGCGGAAGTTTTTAACCTGCAACATTTTCAGGTTGGCCATTTGCACCGCTTGATTGGCCTCCACCATCTTTTCAGAGTCCCCGCCGTCATACGCTTCTTTAAAAGCACGTTGGGCAATCTTCAACTCCATATCAGCGTTACTCTGAATGGTAGTGACGTATTCCTTTTCACCCGTACTTAGGATGCTTTTGATGCGCTTGTTCTCTTCAAACAGGCGTTGCGCCAAACCAACAGCTTCTTGCTGTTCACGCAGAGCAGATTCTTTCTCACGACGCTCATCGTGCCAAACCTTGCGCATTTGCTTGAGTTTGGTCTTTACGTTGTCGTCGTATTGGTCTAACTCGTCCCGTTCCAACTCCTCAACCAGAGGCTTGGGCAGGGGCTGACGGCCACGATCTTCAACCGGTGCGTCGTCTTCAATCTCAATTTCAATCTCAGGTTCCTCGTTTTGTGCGGGTTTACCCTTACTTTCAAGTTCATCTGGGAACCTGTACTCTGTGTTGTCATCTAAAGGCATTTTGTGCTCCTTTTATTTACGTTTGATACCACGTGGGTCGTCTACAACGGCCTCAACGGTATCGTCATTAATGATGCGAAACTCACGGCCATGTATGACCAAGCGAGAACCTGAATGTGGGCGCACAAGAATGAAATCCCCTTGTTTACACCACGGCCCGCTAGGAAACTTAGATGGGTCTTGATAGCAGTCTGGCCCCATGTCAACAACAAACAAGACCGTTGTGAGGGTCTCTTCGTCGCGCATGGTTTGATCAGATTTAATCAAACCTACTTCACTGTCCTCAAATTCTGCTTCCGCCTCTGGAATGGCGCAAAGAATTCGATAGCCCGATGGGCGGGGTAGTTGTTTGCCTTTTTCCTCTGCGGTGGCAGTGAAGTTGTAGGCTCCCACAACTTGGGGATTGTTGGCGTCTGTAGCCAACAAAATGGATTCAATCATCCGAAGTCTCCAATCTATGTTTCAGGTCTAGGACATAACCCCGCATGATGAGTAGACCGCGAATCTCACCACACAGTTTCTTGTAATCCTCAAAGGAATCGGCCTTGCCCTCGGCCAAGTAATCCTTGAGTTGCCCAATCTTCTCATCTGCTTGTTGGATGAGAACTTCAAATCCATTCATCATTCACCTTTCTTTGGTTGGCGATTCTGTTGTTGCCGCATCTGAATGCGCTCCTGCATGTTGCGCAGTTGCTCTTCATGACTCTTGTTGGAGAGTTGCTTCATAACGTCCACGCCCTTATCCATCAAGTGCCGTTGTCTATCGTTTTGCATCTGAGCAGCAGTCTTCATCACGTCCATCTTGATGCGCTTGTCATCAGTGGCTTGCTGTGTCTGGATGCGGTCGCGCTCAACTTGCAACTGCGCTGTTTTGATAGCGTTGTCGGCCTGATCTTTTGCGGCCTTGCGCTGGTTCTCCTGTTCTTTAAGCTGCAACTCTTTCTGCTGCATCTGAATGATGGGGTCTTGCGCTTGCTGCTGTTGCTGCTGTTGTTGCGCCTCTTGCATGTTTTTCTGCAACAACTGTTGTGCAGCTTGCGCCAACATGGGAGACAGTCGCGCTTCCACTTCTGGAGACATCTGAACATCCTCGCCAGACTCGTCTAGCTGCGCTGGCAACTGCATCCCAAGAGTCTCCTCAATCTGCTTGCGATACTCAAACCCTAAGTGCTCGTTGATGTGAGCCATCATGGCTGCTTGCATAGCTTGCGCCATCGGGTTTTGCTGCAAGATTGCCATGATCTTAGGGTCTTGCATTGCAGCCATGTGCACAACAATGTGCGCTTTATGGTCTTGCGCAAGAAACGCTTTGACCGGCTTGCCCTTGAGCACGTTTTGATTTTCTGAAATAGGGTCGGTAGGTTTCTGGTCATCGTCCATTGGCACGAGCTTGGCTGCATCCTTGATACCCAACACTTCTAGCATCTGACGATGCAAGAGTGGCAGGTTATACAACTGCGGCGCACCTTGAGCCAACTGAAGCACAGCTTGGTACTGCACAATCTTCTGCGCCATTGTTGACGCATTAGGATCACTGACTGGAATGACATCAACATCGTCATAGTCTGATCGCTTGGCTTTACGGCTACCTTCGCTTGGCTGGTAGTCATAGTCGTCAGGTGTGTACTCGGCAATGATGTTCTTCAAGAGACCCAGCTCTTGTTTCATCGAGTAGTGAACCCGTGCCTGAATAGCCGACATGTTCTTGAGCGTTCTCTCCAGAATCGCTAACGTAGTACCCACGGGTGCCTGCGCACTCATGTCACTCAACGTTAAATCCGCCGTGTTGGCAAAACGTCTGCCCTCTTCAACGATCTGACCAAGCAGTGCCATCAATGTCTGGCTAGGCTCCTTGTACGGCAGGGGCAGTAAGTTGTCTTTTAGTGTGCCACTGGCCACATCTGCATCGCGCCATTCGCCCGGAGCAATCGGTGTGTCGTCTCCCTTGACCCGCATGCCGCGAGTTTTAAATCCGCCGGGCAGGTTACTTAAAGTACCAGCATCGACAAGCTGACGAATAAGAGAAGTGCCTGACTTAGCAAAAGCCCCAATGAGGTGGATAAGGCCAAAGCAGTAGAAGCCAAACCCCGGCACATATCCATAATGGACGAAGTGCTGGCGCTTTGTAAAAGTCTCATCATCAGGCTCCCAGTTACGGCGGATTGCCAAAATATTGCTCGACCCTTTTTCAATGGTAACAACATACGGCAATGCAATGCCCGTCTCTTTACCATCCTTGTCCTTGTGCTCATAGCCCTCTAAATCAAGGTCTACGTTCATCTCCAACAGCTTAAAGCGGTCATCCGATGTAGCCCTAAAGCCCATCTTCTCAGCAATCTTCTTCTCAACCTCATCAAGCACGTTGTCCGGTGTGCCCAGATCTATGTCCCGATAAAACCCTGCTACTTGTAACTTACGCAGCTCGTTCTCGGTCTTGCGCATCACATGCGTAATCCGTGGAGAAGACTCTAAGTTAGACGCACCATAAGGCACAACAATATCTTCCGCAGGAACGAAGAACGACACCTGACGATCCATTGATGGATCAAAGTACACCTTCTTGAACGCATTTCCAGACAGACCCAAGCCCCACAACATGCGCTCATGCTCTGGCCGGTATTCCTTCATCACGTCTGTCAACTGGTAATTCATATCGTCTGCCACACGTTGAGCAGACTCTTTCTTAGCCGGTGTCTCTTTGCCAATGATCTGGGTCTTCACGGGACCCGCCGCAGGAAACGTTGCCATCATGGTTTCCGACTGGAACTTCACCAGAGCTTCAGACAACATGGGGTGGAACACTCCACATGCGCCTTCCCATGGCTCTGTTCTCTCTTCAATCTTCATGCCCAGAAGTTCCAAGCCGTCAACGTAAGTCTGCATCCAGTCCTTGCGACTGCCTATATCATCGTCGTAGTCGCTCAACAACTCCTCGGCCAAGCTCTGGAGAACACCGTCATCAATTTCTTCGGCTAAGTTGATGTTGAAGTCGTCGTCGTCCTCCGCATCAGGGTCAATCTCAATCTCTATGTCGCCCATGCCAATTGTTACCGACTCAGGGTCTTCAATCTCAATTTCAATTTCAGGAGACATTTGATCCATCGCGGCGAGTTCTTCTAAGCCTTGTGGGGCTGCGTATAGTGACTTTTCAATAGCCATGATCTATTCCTTTTATATCTTCACAAAGTTCATCAAACGTTAGTCCCCGATCTTTTTCCAAGAACTAAACGCTAAATAAATATCTAGGTTTCCCGATGTTGAGCACCAT